CCCATAAGAAACAACTTTATAAATAGTTTTAACCTGTGGCGTGAGTGCTGCCCCATCATCGTTGTCAGCTGATAACCATGTCTGCGAATATTCAATGTCGGCGGTTCTAACGTACACTGGTTGCGGTATTTCTTTTTTAAAACAATATACTAACTCAAAGTTTGCCCCTGGCGTTTTATTCTGAACAGGAATGTCCTCTAATATAGGAATAAACGGTCTTCCATCTTCATTCCAAGAAAACCAATTTGCAGACAACGGTCTAGATGTCGGCACTTCGTAAACTGATTTGAAGAATCTGGTCGGTACTACCTGTGTTGTTGTGTTTTTTGCAGAATAGAACGGAAATATACCGGTATAGATTTTTTCTGAACTAATTTCTTGTTCTAATTCGGTCATATTTTTACCGTATCTTATAACAACCCCACGATCTTCACCACGATTAGCTAGTAAATTAACTTCAAACTTATCAAATTTGTAATATCCGTTGTAAATATCTAATACTGATCCGCTATCACCAGCAAGCAGTGCTCGCATGTTATACGGAATTTGTGTTTTCATTGAAACTGGAACTATCATATCAGTATGAAATGTAAATGGTGATGGTAAAATACTTCCATTTTGAATTTTTTGAAGAGTGTCTTCTAAGTCAATGGCCGCAAATGGTTTAACCGTATACCCACTCATATCATAAGATATATGTTCCGCATTTATAGTAATAATACCGTTTAGAGGTTTTGTAATGTTATAAATTCTAAAAGGTTGTGAATTGTCGTATTGATTTGGTTTGGCAAAGATTATTCTCTGGAGTGTTATCTTACTAAAATGTAAACCATCGATTGGGTATTCCATCTCTAACTCATATGCGTCATTTAAACCTTCGGAAACACCACAAGAAAGGGCATCCCTTAGAACACCCAACCCTAATGATGTAAAGTCTCTTTCATTTTTTTCATATAGAATTATCATAATGTCCACCATCTAGGTTTAATTGACACTTTTGTTAGGGTAGTACCTGATACTTTGATCCAGTTTGAACCTGGGTATAGCTTAGGGAACCCCCCTACAAGAACTACTTGACCATTTGTATTGAGGTATGAACCTTCTTTATAACAATCTTGTAATTCCGAATCAATAATACCTTCTCCAGAAAATGAAATTTGAGCAGATGACTGCTCTCCTGGATTATTGTAATCTTCGCCTGAGTAGAAACTGAGTGTTAGATCTACTCCTTCAATTGTAATTTCTGGTAAAGCCAAAAACATAGTTGGGTTTACCACTTTAATATATACATCTTTTGATGTAATAAGGATTGGGTCATCACCAGTTTTTAAATATCGCTGCGGTTTACAATCAAAACTAACTTGTAAAACAGTTGCTTTATCCTGGTAATTAACCATTTCCCCTGGGTTTCTAAACATTGCTAATCTATAGTATTCAGGTTCATATGAATCTTCTAATCGTGCATAACCTTTCGCCGATCGTAACCAAGATACTATTGATGTTGCGTTCGAAATAAAAGACGTATTTGGTCTGAACACTGAGGCCAGATAATACGTTCTTTTAACATTTTGGTAAGAACCTTTATCAATTATGATATCGCCACTTTTTCCCTCAACATGAGTTACCTCATAATCTGGAGCGGGAAATTCGTAGACAGGAGGGGATTGAATAACAACCCCCATGTCTACCGTGGAGATGCCATTGAATATCATCGTGCCCATTTAGCATTTCTCCTATCTATTTGTTTTTGGATTACTCTTGAAACTTCGTCAGCAACTTCTTTTGGATTATTGCTTGTGATGTTAAATACATTATTAACTGTTGCGTTTTCTTGAGGTGAGAAACCTTTATTCACGCTAATGTCTTTTGATGCTTTTGAACTTTGCGAAGATATATCATTAGATTTCATACTTCTATACGTTTCATCCGCGATTGTATTAGAACCGTTGATGGAATATCCATTAACACCTTGCATCATTCTATAAATTTCATTGGTACCAATTCTAACATCTGTTAGATCCATAACCGGTCTTAGAACTAACTGATCGTCCATTCCGGTTGTTATTAAATCATAAATCTTTTGGATTGCCCCGGCTATACCAGAACGTTCCATCCCATCAATTGCTTCATTTCCTGCAGACTCTGCAGAATCATAGATCATTTCCGAGTTATCATCAATACCTTTAACTAAACCAAGATCTATAAATTTACCAATCTCAGCAAATACTCTTGAAGGTGATTTAATGCCGAGAACATCTTTAATTATTTTTACTGCTGCATCACCAAGACCAGCTAAGAAGTCTGGAATCTTATTCCACCCATCTTTAATTCCTTGAACTAGTCCCTCAATCATATTAGATCCAACATTTTTAAAACTTTCCCACATATCTGTGAATGGTTGAAGAGCTGATGTAGCTGTTGAACTCAACCACGTTGTAGCAGTGGTCCATGCGGATTTAAATCCTTCATGTAGTTTTTCTATAACATTTTTTCCAGATGTTTTGAACGATTCCCATTTATCCTTAAATGCCTTAGTAATATCAGAGACAAAAGATTTAACTGTTGTGATAACACTTCCAGTGGTCTCTTTGATACCATCCCAAATTTTAGTTACAATTGTCTTCCCGGCGGATAGAAAATCACTGAAGAATTCTTCAATCTTATTATACATACCAGTTGCTAACTCAACAACTGCTTCTATTGCTTTATGCACATTATCCAAGATACCTTTTATTACCCCCAAGACAATGTTTTTGCCAGAATCCATCGCTAACTCAGAAGGTGAATTAATTCCAAAGAAAGAAAGAAACGCATTCCACATGTCTTCTGCTAATCCAATCATTGATTCTCTTACTTTTTCCGCATTGTCAACTAAAGCCTGACCAATACCGTCAATTAATCCTATTATCAAATCAAAAGCTGCAGTAACTAGTTTGGGAATCAATCCTACTAAAGTTTCCACTATTGAGTCAACAAGAGTTGTCACAACCTCCGCAAGGGTCTCAACAATTTCGGGTATCCTTTCCTTAATCGCATTTAATAAGTTAATAATAATGTCAATTACAATATCGATAACTGTTGAAATATTTTCTCTGATCGCTTCTAACAAACTTACAATCATGCTGATAACGCTATCTATCATTGTTGGAAAATATTCAGCTAACGATTTCAATAAACTATCTAATAACATAAGAACAACGTCAATTATTGATGGTCCTTTAGCTACTAATAATTCTAATACTTTTGTTATTATTGTATCAACTAACGCAAACACCGAATCGAGAGCTTTTGTAATTGCATCCAATATAGAAACAATGATCACGCCTAAAGCTTCTGCGATTTTTGGACCTGCGGCTATTAAAGCTTCTGCCATTTTGATTAAAGTAACACCTATTATACTTCCAAATATAGCCATTGTGGTAGTTATCATCGTTATTGGTACTGCTAGTATTAAAGCTGCAGCGGCAAACAGTAGTAACGCTACAGATAATGCTAAAATTACTGGTGTAAGAGGCGCTAAGACATACGCTGCTGCTCCTAGAACAGCAAGAGATATAACTAATACAAGTAACCCTTTTGCTAGACCAGCCCAACTAATAGCACCCATTATAGCCATTGATGCAGCGAATAGAATTAAACCAGCGGATAATATAATTAGAGATAAGCCAAATGCGGCTATTATTGGTGATACAAATCCAAGTGTCCCAGCCATTAAACTAGTGCCTAATACTACTAGACCTATAGTGGCTATTGCCATACCAATGTCGCCCCAATTAACCGTTCCTAAAACCTTCATTGCTATACCAAATGCTACTAAACCAGCACTTAGTGCTATTAAAGCTAGACCAAATCCAGCCATTGTTAATAATAGTTTACCTTTTACAAATTTACTAATTGCTACCACAATACCAGCCAATGCTAATAATGCAAGACCGGATTTTAATAGACTTTCCCAACTTAAACTTCCTAGGATAGCCATAGCAGTTGCAAATTGAATTAGAGCAAAGCCAGCGACCACCATACCAGCAGCTGCTATAATTGTACTCTTCATATACTTACTCATTGTGCCTAATAGTACCATTACACCAGCGATACCTAATATACCGGCAATACCTACAGCTAATTGATCCCAGCTCATTCTACCAATAATCATAAGTGGTATTGTGGCCATCAATAATGCAGTTGCAAATATCATCATGCCTGCCGCTGTGCGAATTGAACGTTTAACACTTCCTGATATGGCCGCAAACAACATAGTAAGACCTACTAAAGCAGAAATACCAATAAGGCCTTGTTTTAGCTCATCTGCGCCCATTTCTCCTATTTTTTTCAATGGAATAGACAAGATTAGTACTGCAAGGGCCATCTTGATTAGACCTTTTGCACCTTTATCGAATAACTTTTGATTCTTACCAATGATTGCAGATGCTCCTAATAGAACAGCCATGATCAATGTTAAGCCTAATAATCCGTTTACCATCTGTTCTTGATCCATTGTTGCTAATAATTTAACAGATAGTGCTAATAATCCAATTGCTATAGCCATCATTAACATTGCTCTTGCAGCAACATCCATGGATTGCGCTGCAATATAAGATTTGATCCCTAATCCTTTAGAGACTGTATACATTCCTTGCATTACTTTGAACATTCCCATCATTAGCCCAATCAATATAGCTAATGCCGCTATTGAACTAGCAAGTCTGTCGGGTTCAATTGATGCTAATAAAACTAATGCCCCAACCAATACCAAAATACCAATAGATAGTGATTTAATTGCTTCCGAATACTGCATCATTGCTTTTGAGTCAATTACGTCTGCAAATCCGCCAACAATATCACCGAATGCTTCTTGAATTGTATAGAATACATCTACCATCTTATATAAAGCAATACCTATGGCCGCCCAGAAAGCAACATCCATAAGAGAATTTAAAGTAAATAGTGAATCCCCACCACTAGAGAAAATAGCGGATAGTTTTTCACCTATAAATCCTAATAGATTGCCTAAATATCCAAGAAGTTGCCCAATTACAGGAGCAACTGCTTTTAGAACATCCCATAAACCTATTAATAGTTTACCAAGACCTTCGAAGAAAGACATCAATGGCCCAAACTTAGTTGTTGTGTCAGTCGATAATGTGGTTATACCACCCGTATCAACTGTTCCGAATCCCGAAAATACATTTTTAATAATATTGAATGCTGTTGATACTACAGATGTAACGCTATGCATAACTCGTGCGAATGTATCATTTGTCTTTGTAAATTCATTGAACTTAACGATAGCATCGCCAATCCAAGCTAGCACCTTAACAAATACCCCTGCAAATATAGCGCCAAATCTCATAATATGAGGTATTAACGAAATTATTGTCGGTATTACATATGTTGTTATAAACATAAATAGCGCAGATAGAGCCCTTAAGACTATTTCAAATGCAGCTTTTAAACCATTGAATATACGAATATAGTTTTCAGTAGTTCCACCATTTGACTTGAATACGTTGAATAATCCTTGGAAAAACCCTTTTACTTTTTCTATAATATCCATAGATTTTAATACTGAAATAAAGAATACTATAGTAGCCATGTATACTTTGAAAGCCTCAGTTACGCTTGCTACTATTCTTTTGACATGGTCGAGAACATTTAATTCTTTAAATTTTACGATTAGTTCTGATAAGAAATCTGAAATACCACTAACAACGTTTTTTATTGTTTGTCCAAAACTTTTAACGGAGTCAGCAAAACCTTGAAACCTGTTAGGCATGACCATCGCGAGCGCACCAAACTTTTTAAAATATAATAAACCGTCATCGTCTATAAATGATAGCTCTGGTTTTTCCTTAAATGCATCAATAAATTCATTAATAAGATTTTTAGCATTCTCTAAAATATTTAGAGACTTAACCGCATCAATAATTGTTGTTAGTACAGACGCTATTTTTTGACCAGCTATCTCAAATATCAATGTATTTTCTGTAAAATTAGTGATACCTTCACCGGCAATACTCAAGCCACCAAATATCTCCCAAACCAAAGATTTAAGAACTACTACCAATGGTTGTATACCCGTCCATAATCCAGCTACAGCTTTACCTAATAATTTAACTATTGAAAATGCGCCAGTTAATACATTAGTTAGTCTTTCGCTAGCTTCACTTGATAGAAATAAACCAGAAGTCCATTCTTTTAAATTTGCGGTAAATGTTTTAAGTTTGGACGCCACATCAGAAATTCGTTCATCGTAGTCTTCTAAATCAGACAAACCGAATACTTCATCCCATGCCCCACCAATAAGATCTTTTATAGCAACTATGGCATTAAAAAGATTCCAGAAAGCGCCAGTATTTTCTTCTGTATTTGCAAACAAATCACTACGACCACCATTTTCGGCCCATATACCAAGAATATCTATTTTGGTCCACATGCCATCCATAAACACATCATATAAACTACCTGCTAAGTCTGTCCATAGCACTTTTGCTTCTTCAACCTGGCCAAATATGTTTGAAAACATTCTTAACCAGCCGGTAGCGACTGCATCTTTGGTTGCATTTATAGCATCAGTGAACGTTCTTGCTTCCTGAGCTGCTTTAAATGCTTTTATGCTAAACTCCATCATCTCAATTTTTTGAGCTTCTTCTTCCGGAATTAAATCACCATAAGAATCTTTTAAATCTTTAACTTGTTTCTCATACACTTTAATGGCTTTTGAAGCGGTTCTTATACTACTGTCATTATCCATTATTTCTTGAACTTTTTCAACAGCGGCCGCATAATGAGCTAAGGTATCTGTTAATACATCAGCGGTGAAAAATCCTTCATCCAGATTCTCTCTAAACTGTGATGCCGTAAATGTTTTACCGGTCTTTGTTAAGAACGTTTCAATACCATCTATCGACATTGATTTTTCTAATTCACCAGCAGCTACTGCCGTTTCAAGAACCATGTCTTTAAATTCTGCCGTGGCCATATTAGCCATTTCAATAGACTTCCAGTCCATCAATCTGATGGTCCCAGAACCCATTGCTTGAGATAATTGATACATTGCTCTACTTGCAACACTAGCATTCTGTCCACTTAACGCAGCCCAGTTTGCGATACCCATCATTGCGTTTTCAGCAACTTCGAGTTCAACACCGGCCGCTGTAAACTTGGACATATTACTCATCATATCCGTAAATGAATATGAGGTTTCATCTGAGAAGAATAACAGGTTTTGAACAGATTGTGATACTACATCAACTGCATGCCCTTGAGCCAATAAGGTTGCTTCTGAGATAGCCATCTCTTGAAATTTACCCCAACCAGCTGCAATGTTATCAACACTTAAGGCCGACACCATCTTCACACCCATGTCAACAATTTTATTTACAATATTTGAGATTGCAGTGATGGCAACTATTTCCATAGATGAAAAACTAACACCCACCCTTGACATGGCTGATGATAGCACGGAAGTATCGACAGAACCTAAAGTTTTGTTCATCGATGAAGAAATACCTGAGAAATTCAGGCTTGATTTTAATTTGTCAATTGTCGACATACTGGTTTTAACATTTGTTTCAAAGCTCTTGTTATCAAAACCCATCTCGACTACTCTTTCGTCTACTAAACTACTCATAAGTCCGTCATCTCCTTCCATGTGTTATTTATTATACTTAAATAAGTGTCACGAACGACCGGCTCTATATAGTTTGAACCTGATACCCAGGCCCCATCTCTAGTTGCGTGTCCGTATTCTAACAATAGGGCAACATTAACTCCATTTTGATTATTGGTATTGTAAAATTGTAAAACATGTGAACCTTTTCGTTTAATTATTACATACTTCCAAGAATCGGCAGTTAAGCCTGAGTCTTTAGGCGTTGCCGCTTTTAATCGTTCAATACATTTATTAGCGACACTATTAATATTTTCAAATTTAGAAATTTTTAGTGACTTTGTAAAATACTTATCAAGTTTTTTAAAATCACCCTTTTGTTTTATTGTAATCATAGGTCCTCCAAACTAAGCCTAACCAGAAGTTCCTAGTTGTCTTCTTCTAGCGGCATTTAATGCAGCATTATTAGAAAGAGTCTCCCGTTTACTTTGTTTTTTAGCTGGTTTATTCTTTAAATTACAAATTCTTATTAATGTGAACAATCTGTTTAGATGCCAACGTTGACAATCAATTGGTATTTCCAATGCTATCATCCAATAATAGATTAGTTCACTTGTAATCTGCTCTCGATTAGGAGGTTTTGGTACATCTTTTCTCTCATTAAACCAAGTTGCTGTCATTGGATCATCAATATACTTATTAATTTCTTTAAGATTTTCTTGCGTAAGATAGTTGTATGCATCTTGATCTACATTTTGTGTTATAGTCATACAACGTATATAATCTATTGTTTCTTCATTAGTTTTTGATTCCTTACTAATGAATGGTTTATGCCATTTTGCTTCCCACTTAGAAATAGAAACCAAGGAATGCTCCAATGACAAGGTTTGACTTTTTGTACGGGCAAACTCTTTTTTACTTTCGTCCCAAAGCTCAACTTCAGGGATAGTTATTTGAAGCATTCCTAGTTTCCTCACTTTCAATTTTTAGTTAGTTCTTTTTGGCTTCTGGTGGAACAATGCCATTAACAAATGCGGCTGCTGCATCAGAATTAGCTGCTAACTCCATAAATAATACAGAGTATGCTTCTGTTTGAGCGAAACCTTCGCTTAATTCTGGCGATTTAATGAATCGTTTACCGTCAGCACTCTTTTCACCATAAGCACGTAAAATTAAATCTTTAAATAATTTAATTAAGGCTGGCGTGTCAGTCGTTTCTACAACTTTTTTAATTAATGTGGATAATCCACCTGTTGTACTTAATTCCATTTCGGCAAGTTCTGCCTTCGATAAGTTGAAGTAGAAGTCTTCTTTTCTTTCTACATCATTGTAATCTACATACGTAATAGTCTTTTTTAACATTTTTCCTGTTCTCCTTTAGTTTAGAAAATTTAATAAAAATAAAAGGGTGCTCGGAATTTCCAGAACACCCCTTCATATATGATTAGTTTTTAATTATAAAAGTTTACTCTTATTCTTATTCTCCAGATGGTGGTACTGTTGCTAAGATTGCTGCAATTGCATCCGGTAAAAGAATTTCTGGGTCGTCCTCTGCTGTTCCATAAAGGGCATCAAGAAGAGTTGCTAGATTAGTAGAATCTGCTTTTGTTGAGTCGATTACAACATGAGCAGCTGGTTTATAACCAGTTACTTCGACTGGAGTAGTTGTTAGTTCCCATGAGAAAGTCATAGCTTCTGGGCTGTCGTTGACTGTTTCATAAGCTCTTTCAGTTGGTGATGCTAATGCTCCATAAATGATATGAAGTTTGAAACCCGCATCTGGATTTAGATCATTACCGATCTTAGTTTGATAGCATAATGCGAATTGTGTACGAGGTTGTTGACTTACAAACATACCTGTTTCTACTTCGGCTGAGCCATCGCAAGCTGCAAATTCTGCTGGATAAGTGAACGCCTCAATTGAAGCTTCAAATTCTTCTGCTGACAATAGATTAAGATACTTAATGTTGTCGGCATAAATTGGTGATGGTTCTGCGCCAGTAGGACTTTCGCTAACTGAACTTAGACCATTCCATACAACACCCTTAGCGTATGTGCCTGGTGTGATGGACATTGGGTATAGAACACCCTTAGAAACGCCCGTTTCATAAACTCTTGAACCGGATTGATCCCAAACAAGTTTTGCCATAGTTTTATTCTCCTTATAAATTTATTGTATTTAAAGTCTAATAGAAAATCGCAAATATATCGTGATTTAATCCATTAGTTGTGAAGTGTCTCTCAAACTTTGCAGTTTTGAATTTAGACATTTTTTGTACAATCTCACTATCTGGATCTTCATCTATGATAGTTACCCTGTACACATGAGACTGATGATATACTTCGTTATTAGCAAATCTATTGTCTATATCAGACCTAGAATATACTATTGCTGGGTATTTCATTTTTGTTGACTCAGGGGGTTGATAGTATACATTTGATGATCCGAGGATAGCTACGAGCTCCTCATGCAGATTGAGCCTGCTAGTCATTATACACACCCCCTAGTGTCAACACCAATCTAGGTCTCTGGTCAGTAACTGACGTGACTTTCCAATTTGTACCTAGGTATTGGGCATATTTAATTAAATGAAAATTCTGAAGGGCATATGGGTCGGCTAAGAAACTAATCTGCGTGTTAATCACAATGTTGTCATTAACTTGACCA